GTCAAACTTTTACGTGGCCAAAACCGAGGTGAAATGTGGGCCGACCGAGGAAGCCGGATCATCTGAAGGTGGTCGCTGGCACTGCCCGGCCGCACCGCATGAACCCTGACGCGCCTGCTGCGAACACGGGCATGCCTGTCGCGCCGCCGTGGCTGAGCGAGCGGGCGTCGCAGATCTTCGCCGGGATAGCGGTGACGCTTGACGGCATGGGCATCGCATCGCCTGACCATGACGCGATGCTGGCAATGCTGGCGAGCCGCATCGAGGAAATCGAGATCACGACGGCGATCATCGAGGATCTGGGGCGGACCTACACGACGACGAACCAGAGCGGCAGTTTGATGCACCGCAGCCGCCCGGAAGTCGGTCAACGCAACGAGGCTCTCCGTCACGCACAGTCGCTCCTCGCGGAGTTCGGTCTGTCGCCGTCGGCGCTCGGGAAGGTGTCCGTTGGCGGCAAGCGAGAAGATAACCCGTTCGCCGCGCTCGGGTAAGGCCGCATATCCGCATGTCGCCGCTGCCGAGCGATACGCGCGAGACGTGGTTGCCGGCAAGATTGCCGCGTGCCACTGGGTGCGGAAGGCGTGCCAGCGCCATCTAGACGACAGGGCATGGGAGAAGGACAAGGCCTATCTCTACCGGTTCGACCGGGACAAGGCTGAGAAGGTATGCCGGTTCCTAGAGCTTCTCCCGCATGTTGCGGGTCGTTGGGGCCTCCGCGCGGAAAAGCTTCGGCTAGAGCCATGGCAGGCGTTCCTGACGTGCTGCGTCTTCGGCTGGGTTCACAGGGCGTCGGGGCTGCGGCGCTTCCGCAAGGTCTTCCTGCTGATCCCCCGGAAGAACGGGAAGTCTCTGCTGGCGGCCGGCTGGGGGCTCTGGATGTTCGCCATGGACGGCGAGTTCGGCGCCCAGGTCTATAGTGGCGCGACGAGCGAGAAGCAGGCTTGGGAGGTGTTCAGCCCGGCGCGATTGATGGCGCTGCGGACGCCGGCTTTGCAATCCGCCAAGGGCATATCCGTCAACGCATCGAACCTGCACATCCTGGCAACTGGCAGCAAGTTTGAGCCGCTGATCGGGAAGCCGGGCGACGGCGCTTCACCGTCATGCGCCATCCACGACGAGTACCACGAGCACGACACCGACGATCAGGTCGACACGATGCAGACGGGCATGGGCGCCCGCGACCAGCCGTTGCAGATCATCGTATCGACTGCGGGCTACAATCTCTCCGGTCCTTGCTACCAGTCGCAGTTGGACCTGCAGAAGGTGCTCGACGGCGCCATGCAGGACGACGAGCTATTCGGCGCCATCTGGAGCCTAGACCGCGACGAAGACTGGACGACGGAAGAGGCGCTTCGGAAAGCCAACCCGAATTACGGGGTGTCGGTCTCCGGTGAATTCCTGCGCTCCCAGCAGCGGCAGGCGATCAACTCGGCGCGGAAGCAGGGGAAGTTCCGCACCAAGCACCTGAATGAATGGGTGTCTGCGCGGGCCGCGTACTTCAATACGCAGCGGTGGATCGAGGCATCGCGAGCCGACATCACGCTGGATATGTTCGAAGGGCAGCCGTGCCGCCTGGGATTGGACCTCGCCAGCAAGGTCGATATCGCGGCGCTTGAGATCCTGTTCGATCTGGAAACGTGCGAGCGAACGGCGATCGTCCGCCGGCTCATCGACGATGGGTTCAAGCATGCGCGGTTCGGCCGATACTACCTGCCGGAAGCGGCGGTCGAGGCTGGCGAGAACGAAGCCTATCGCGGCTGGGTAATCGAGGATTGGATCACCCAGACCGACGGCGAGATCATCGACTTCGAGGAAATCAAGGCGGACATCCTGGATATCAGCAGCCGGTTCCAAGTCGAAGATGTCGCCTACGATCCGCACCAAGCCACGATGCTCGTCACTGCGCTGATGACCGAAGGCGTTCCGGTCACCGAGTTCCGCCCAACGGTCCTCAACTTCAGCGAGCCGATGAAGACCCTCGACGGGATGATCCGCTCGCGGCAGATCGCGCACAACGGGGACCCGGTCATGACATGGATGATCTCCAACGTGGTCGCGCGAGAGGACGCGAAGGACAATGTCTATCCGCGCAAGGACAGGGTCGAGAACAAGATCGACGGGGTGATCGCGCTTATCATGGCGAAGGGTCGGATGATGGCTGGCGCAGGCTCGCCGCCGATCGACCTCGATGCCTGGCTGTCTAACCCGGTGTCGGTCTGATGGGCCTCGTCTCGTGGCTCGGCCGGAAGCTCGGCCTGTCCGATGGGCCGTTCTGGTCGGCCTACTTCGGCGGGGAGACGTGGTCGGGCAAGACCGTGTCGGCCGATACGGCTATGCAGTTGTCGGCCTTCTGGGGGTGCGTGCGTCTCAACTCGCAGCGGCTCGGGACGCTGCCTATCACGCTGTTCAAGCGGGAGCAGGATGGTAGCCGGGTGTCTGCGGCAGACCATCCGCTCTATAGCATCCTTCACGACCAGCCGAACGCGGACCAGACGGCGGCGGAATATTGGACGGGCATGATTGCCCGGCTTTGCCTGTGCGGCAACGCCTTCTCGGAAAAGAGCTTCGAGGGCGGCCGTCTGGTGGCGCTTCAGCCGCCGCAGGACATGCAGCCTTATCGGACGGCTGAAGGCGAGTTGCGGTTCCGCTTCAACGACCGCGGCAAGCTCGAAGACCTTCCGGAAGAGCGGGTGTTCCACCTGCGCGGCTTCGGTCTCGGTGGTGACCTTGGGCTTTCGCCGGTAGCCTACGCGCGTCAGACGCTCGGCATCGCGCTTGCGACCGAGGAGTCCGCCGGCAAGACCTTCGCCAATGGGATGCGGGCTTCCGGCATCTTCACGTTTCCGACTGACCCGACGCCGGCCCAGCGGCAGCAATTTCAACAGAACTACATCAAGCCGGTCGAGGGTTCGGAGAACGAGGGCAAGTCGCTTGTCCTCCCGCCGGGGTTCAAGTGGCAGCAGATCAACATCCCGCCCAAGGATGCGGAGATGTTGGTTTCGCGCCGGCACAACGTCGAGGAAATCTGCCGCTGGTTTTCGACGCCGCCGATTCTGGTCGGGCATTCGTCCGAAGGCATGACGGCGTGGGGATCCGGGATCGAGCAGATCAACCTGTTCTGGCTCACCTACGGGCTCGACCCGGAGATCAAGCGCATCGAGCAAGCCATCCGACGGTCGCTGATAAGCCCCGCAGACCGAAGTCGCGGCATCTATGCCGAGTTCATCATCGACGCGCTCCTGCGTGCCGACAGCGCAGCCCGTGCGCAGCACTACTCCACCGCATTGCAGAATGGGTGGATGACGCGCCGCGAGGTGCGCCGAAAGGAAAACATGCCGCCGATGCCGGGTGACGACATCCTGACAGTGCAGAGCAACCTCGTGCCGCTCGACCAGCTCGGCAGCGCAGGCGCTTCCCAGAACGCTCGCGAAGCCTTCCGGGCGTGGCTCATGCCCGAGGACCAGCAAGCCGACGTGATCCAGATTTCGGATGTGCGCAGGCTCCCTGGAGAGGGAAACCGTCGATGAAGTACGAGCACATCCTTTCGGCCTTCGCCGCAGAACCGTGGGCGATGCAGCGCGAGAAGCTGGACGCGGTCACCGCGTTCCTGATCTTCAAGGCGCAGGGCGGCGAGTACAGCGCCGAAGAGGTGGCCGCGCGCATCACGAAGAAGCGCGACGCGGAGGTGGCGCAGACGGAAGGGGCGATTGCCCTGATCCCGGTCTACGGCGTGCTTTCGCAGCGCATGAACATGATGGCCGACATCAGCGGCGGAACGTCGTATCAGGCCATCGGCGATTCGATCAACGCCGCCCTTACGAACGAGGAAGTGAAGGCAGTCGTCCTGGACATCGACAGCCCCGGTGGTGCGGTGCCCGGCGCCGATGAGCTGGCGACGGAACTGCGGGCGCTCCGCGGCGGCCCCAAGCCGATCGTGGCGCAGGTGAACAGCCTCGCGGCCAGCGCTGCTTATTGGATCGCATCGGCGACCGACGAGATCGTGGCGACGCCATCGGCGCGTGCCGGATCGATTGGTGTCTACACGTCGCACGACGATGTTTCCGAAGCGATGGCGAAGCTGGGGATCAAGCGAACCTATATCTCCGCCGGCAAGTACAAGACCGAGGGCAACGAAGCGGAGCCGCTCGGCGAGGAAGCGCGGGACTACATCCACGGCCTCGTCGACCAGAGCTATCAGCGGTTCGTCGGCGCGGTTGCCGAAGGGCGCGGCGTGACGAAGGCCAAGGTGCTCGACGGCTACGGGCAGGGTCGGATCTTCGGCGCCGAGGCGCTTGTCGAGCGCGGCATGGCCGACCGGATCGGGACGCTGAAAGACACGCTGGCGCGCTTCGGCGTGCAGACGGATTCGCCGACGGTATCGCGGATCAAGGCGCGCAACGCATCGCGCGCCGAAGCCGCTGAGACGTTGGCACGGAAGATTCGCACCGGGGAGCCGGTGACGAAGCGCGAGTTCGAGAACGGCCTCAAGGGACTTGTCGGCTGTTCCAACTCGGAGGCAGAGCGGGCCGCCCGGCTCTACCTCAAGGACGCTCAGGGGGATCCTGGGGACGCGGCGGAGAACCTGAACGAAGCCATCGCGGCGCTGAAAGAGGCGGCTGCCGGCTTCCTGCGGACATCCTGAAAGGATCCCCCGATATGCCTCCCGAGAATGATGCCGTCGACTTGAAGGCGCTCGCTACCGACCTGAAGGCGGCGGCCGAGCAGAACGCCAAGGCAACCGACGAGGTCAAGGCGATCGCTGAGACCGTCAACGCCGAACTGAAGAATCTCGGCAAGGTCACCGACGAGACGAAGCAGAAGGCCGACGACGCCCTTCTGAAGCATGGCGACCTCGCCGCACGAATGTCCGAGATCGAGCAGAAGCTGAGCCGCCGCGGTGGTCCCGGCGGCGAGCACAAGGAGCAGAAGTCTCTCGGCCAGATCGTCGTCGACAACGACGAGGTGAAGGGCCTGACCAGCTCCCGCCGTGGCCGTGCTTCGGTCAAGATCGACCGTGCCGACATCATGAACGTGACCGGCACCGTGGGCAGCAACACGAGCGGTTCCAACTCGCTCGTGGTCGCTCAGCGGGTACCCGACATCATCGCGGGTCCGGATCGGATGCTGACCGTCCGCGACCTGCTGATGCCCGGCCAGACCAACTCCGGCAGCATCGAGTACGTGCAGGAGACCGGGTTCACGAACAACGCTCGGCCGGTCACCGAAGGCCAGACTAAGCCGAAGTCGGATATCGCCTTCGAGCTTCAGACGGCGGCTGTGCGGACCATCGCGACGATCTTCAAGGCGTCGCGCCAGATCCTCGACGACGCACCGCAGCTTCGGTCCTACATCGACGGACGTGCGCGCTATGGCATCCGCTTCGCCGAGGAGACGCAGCTTCTCCGCGGCGACGGCACCGGCCAGAACCTGAACGGCCTGATCACGCAGGCGGATGCCTACAGCGCGGCGTTCACGCCGGCTTCCGCCACGGCGATCGATACCATTCGGCTGATGATCCTCCAGGTCTATCTGGCGGAATACCCGGCCACCGGCATCGTGCTGAACCCGACCGACTGGGCACGCATCCAGGTGACCAAGGACGCCGAGGGCCGTTACATCGTCGGCAACCCGGTCAACGGCAACGCGGCCACGCTGTGGAACCTGCCGGTCGTGCAGACCCAGGCCATGAACGTGGACGAGGCCCTCGTCGGCGCCTTCGCGATGGGTGCGCAGATCTTCGATCGCATGGAGGTCGAGGTCCTGCTGTCCACCGAGAACGACACGGACTTCGAGAAGAACATGGTGACGATCCGGGCGGAAGAGCGCCTGGCCCTCGCCGTGTATCGCCCCGAGGCCTTCGTCGTCGCCGATCTCGGCTTCGTAGCCTGATGACATCGGGGCCGCTGGCTTTGTCGGCGGCCCCGTCGTTACGCGGAGGGTGAAGAGATGGCAATCAAGATGCGGGCCGTTCGCGGTTTCCTCGGCCGTCCTGGCGAGGGGACTGGCGCGGCTGGTCCGAGAGCAGGCGAGGAATTCGAGGTCGCCAACGATCGCCGCGCCGACGAACTTGAGAACCGATCGAAGCCACTGGCTGTTCGTGTCGGCGTTCGAAGCCGCCGCGCGCCGGCAAATGAACCGAAGAACGAGGCGGCCGAAACCGGCCCTTTGTCCAAGGCTGGTGGCGAGACTGGCGAGGGGAAACCGTCGTCATCGTCGCCAGCGGACCGAGCGCCAAGGACGCGCCGCTCGAATGCGCACGGGGGCGAGCGCGATTCATCTGCATCAACGAAGGCTGGCGGCTCGCGCCGTGGTCGGATGTCCTCTACGCATGCGACGAGATATGGTGGAAGCGACGAGGACCAGTCGAGTTCGGAGGACTGAAGCTAACCGGCGGGCCGACTAAGATTCCGGATCTTCACTCGGTCGAGTTGGTTAGGGGAAAGGACAAGATCCTCGTCGGGCGAGCGGGCGTTCTGGGGTGGGGTGGCAATAGCGGCTTCCATGCGCTGAACCTCGCGGTGCAGTTCGGGGCGGATCGGATCGTCTTGGTCGGCTACGACATGCGGGTGGATCGTGGCACTCACTGGCACGGCCAGCATCCGCAGGGCATGAACAATCCGAGCGAGAAGAACGTCGTCAGATGGCGCAACGCGGTCGACGATGCGGCGCCTATGCTCGCGGGTTTGGGCATCGAGGTGCTGAACGCTTCGCCCATTTCGGCTCTGACGGCGTATCCCAAGGTCAGCTTTGAGGATGTGTTCGCATGCTGACTGCCGCCTGCGTTCTGCGGTCCGGCGGCGAGTACAAATCTGAGCATGTTGAGCGACTAAGGCGCCAGATTGCAGAACACTTGCCGGGTGTTCCATTCCTCTGCCTGACCGACATGGCATTGCCGGCCGACATTACGGCATTGCCGCTCGCTCATCGCTGGCCGGGCTGGTGGTCGAAGATCGAGCTGTTCCGGCCCGATATCGATGGCGCCATCCTTTATCTCGACCTCGACAGTTCGGCCGTCGGGGACTTGTCCGACATGACTGCGGTCAACCGGCTCGCGATTATGCGGGACGTGTACCGGCCGGACGGGTTGCAATCGTCCGTCATGTTCCTGCCGCAGTCTGAGCGCGGGCGGGTCTGGCGCGAGTGGATGCGCTGCCCGGAGAAGTGGATGCGGTTCTATCGGGTCGGGGGCGATCAAGCCTTTCTGGAGCGGCTCTGGCTCAAGTCGGCCGCGCGGTGGCAGGACATCCTGCCGGGTCAGGTGGTGTCGTTCAAAGCCGACAAGATCGCGGAACGAGGTGTTCCGGAGAATGCGCGGGTGGTGGCTTTCCACGGGAAGCCGCGCCCATGGGATGTGGGGTGGTGATGCTGGCTTTCGAGCAGCGGGGATCTGCAATCCTGCGGCGCTTGCCGCCAACAGCGCGGATGGCAGAGGTCGGCGTACTCATTGGCGTTCTGTCCGAGTTCCTGCTGAGGCGTCACCGCAACCTGACGTTGCTCATGATCGACAGTTGGGCACCTGCCGAGCGGCAGCCGGAGCGATACAAGGCGACGCTCGACATTCATGCCCATCACGAGATGGAGCGGGTGATGAAGCATCGAGCGCAAGCGGAGAACCGGGCGCGTCATTTCCCCGCCCGCGCGATCGTCATGCCCATGTCTTCCGCTGAAGCAGCGGCAATGGTCGAGGATGCTTCCCTGGATCTCGTTTTCCTGGACGCCGATCATTCGGCAGATGGGGTGCGCGAGGATCTGGCGGCATGGGTGCCGAAGGTGCGGCCCGGCGGGTGGATCGGCGGGCATGACTACCGCAACCCGGATCCGGCATTCCGCTTCGGCGTGACCGAAGCCGTGGATGAGTGGGCATCCGGCCGAGGTGCCAAGATTGATGCGGATGCCAATACGACGTGGTTTTGCCGGCTATGACCGCTCCCATCCTCACGCGCCTGACGACGCCGACGATTGACCCGGTCTCGCTCGCCGAGATGAAGACGCACCTGCGGGTCGACGGTGACGACGAAGACGCGGCAATCACTGACGCTATGGCGGATGCGGCCGCCTTCATCGAGACGCACTGCAACATCGCGCTTGCCCCGGCGAGTTGGGAGATCCTGTTCGACACGCCAGCATCGTTGCCGCTGACCTTGCCCATCTGGCCAGTTACGAGCGTGGACAGCGTCACCTACAGCAACGGCGACAGTCCGGATCCGGAAGTCGAGGCGAGCATCTATCGGCTGGTTAAGGGCCAGCCGGCGACCATGCACCTGGCCTATGACGCGACATGGCCATCCATGCGAACGGAAGCCGCCGCGCTGCGGGTGCTGGTGACTGCGGGATGGCCGGGGGATGGCGCAAGTCCTGAAGTCTGGACAGGCCCACTTCAGGCGCGGCGAGCGATCAAACTGGTCGTCGGACATTGGTACGCGAACCGCGAGACGGTGAACATCGGCAGTAGTGTGAGCGAGTTACCGTTCGCGGCGGGCGCTCTCCTCGCGCAGCTTCGGCTTTTCCTCTGATCTCTGGAGACACTGTGAATGGCAACTGAGCCGAGGCTTTTGTCGCCGCGGGGGTCGTCTGCGCCTGCTGTCGCGGTCCGCGCAGTGACGCCGCATGCATCGAACGATCTTCCGGGCGGTGTGTGCCGTTCGCTTTGGGTCAATGACGAGGGCGTGGTTACCGTTGCTGTAGTCGCTGAATCGGATACGGATGCGGTGACAATGACTGTCAGCGGTCCGGGGCCTTTGCCCGTGCGAGCAAAGGCGGTCCGCATCTCGGGCACCAATGCGGCCAGCATAATCGCACTCTACTGACATCTTCCTAAACTTCCCCTTCCCATAGGAGGCGCGGCGAATGGCTGCATTCAACAAGTTCCAGCAGTTCGTCGAAGACTTGGCGCACGGCGTACATGACCTGGGCAGCGACACGCTAAAGGTGATGCTGACGAACACCGCGCCTGTGGCGACGAACACGGTCAAAGCAAACCTGACCGAGATTAGCGCTGGCAACGGTTATACGGCGGGCGGCGCGACCCCCGCGCGCACTTCGTCTGGCCAGACGAGTGGAGTGTACCGCCTGATCTTGGAGGACGTGGTCTTCACGGCGAGCGGCGGCAGCATTGGCCCATATCGCTATGCGGTGCTTTATAACGACACGCCGACCTCTCCTGCGGACCCGCTTATCGGCTGGTACGACTACGGCTCGTCTCAGACTTCGGCCGCGGCGGAGACATTTACGGTCGATTTCGATCCGACCAACGGCCCGGTTTCGCTGGCCTAACCGATGCAGATCGGCACTGGGATCGGCCTAAGCGACATCGCTGTCCTGCGACTGGGGCCGCCGTCTGCCCCGCCAGATAGCGACGTACTTAGCGCAGGAACCGGTACGTTCGAAATGACCGGCTCTGCCGCGAGCCTGCGCAAGTCGCGGCGATTGCTCGCGGAAGGTCCCGTGTTCTCTGTGACCGGATCGGCAACGGCTTTGCGCCGTGGTCGCGTCCTGGCTGCGGGTGCGGGTTCGTTTGCAGTGACGGGCGGCGCGGCAACGCTAGGTAAGGGCAACAGCCTCGCGGCGGAGACTGGAAGCTTCGCCTTGACTGGCGATGCTGCGGTTCTTCGTGCGACGCGAAGTCTGGTTTCCGAGTCTGGATCGTTCGTCCTCACGGGCGGGGAGGCGACGCTTACCTACGTGAGCGCGTCTCCGTACGTGTTCGACTACTCGACCGCGGCGCTACCGGATGGGGCCACCTACACGCGGACGGGCGAGCGCGGGTACATCAACTCGACCCCGGAGATGGCGTTCGCTGCGGCTAATGCCCCGCGGTTCGATCACGACCCGGTTACTGGCGCTTACCGTGGCATCCTGTTTGAGCCGGCGAAGACCGAACTGCACGACAACCCGACCCTGGCGGGCTCGCCGCCGCCCGGCATGCAGATCCCGTCACCGTCCAACGGGCTCACGGCTACGGTTACGGGGAACCAGACGGTTGACGGGGTTCCGGGCTTCACGGTCCGCTACGTTGGCACCACGACCGGCACGTCGACGACGATCACCCTGCACGATGGCGCTTCTGTTCCGGCTACGGCCGCGACCGTCGGGACGACCTTTATCGGTGGGTGTTACGTCAAGCTCGTTGCCGGCGCGACGACGAACATATCCTCGTTTAACTTCCGCATGGCGGAGCGCAAGGCCGATGGCGGCTATGCGACCTCAAGCGGGAACACCTCGGTAAACTTCACGCCGACGACGGCGAGCGCCGCATCGCAGCGGGTCACGGCCACGCGGGAGTTGCAGGCGGCCGACGCGGTGCGCCCGCAGGCGCTGGTGCGGCTCAACTACAGCAGCGGCGTCGCAATCGACGTGACGCTCTTTATCGGCCTCTGCTCGGTAGTGGATGCCGCCACGGCAACGGGACTGGGCTCGCCGGTACAGGCAACGGGCGGCTATGGCGCGGATCAGTTGGTCCACACCGTCCCGAATGGCGATTACGAGATCACCGTGACGATGGAGGGCGGGTCTTACTCGGTCCTAGACACGGTATCGACCGGTTCTCACAACTTCTACCTGCCATCGGATGCCATCGTCGCGGGAGAAACGCGCTTTACCGGCATCTCCTACGCGCAGCAGGCCGCGGGCTCGACGGACCTGACTGCGCCCTGGGACTTCGATGCGGTCCTCGCGCAGGGGGTTCTGGTCGACGGCGACGAGGGAACGAACCTGCGGGGCACTCCGCCGGTCTACACGACGAACCCGGTCACGCTGGCGGACAAAGACCTTTGGGACACGCGGGCTTACGACATCTTCGACGATGCCGACGACTACATGCTCCAGGGTTCTGGCGCCACGGTGCTCGCTGACAACATTCGCCGCTACATCCTGAACCTCGCCGAAAACGATTACATGCGGCTCAACGCCTCGACGAACCTGTCGGGCGGCGATGGCCAGACGAAGAACTTCGTGTCGGAGCGCAACTGGGCGGTGATCCTGGTCGCGTGGTCGTACATGAAGTGCCGCGGCATTTTCTCGGCCGGAGAGCAGGCGGCCATCGAGGCATGGTTCGGCGCGCTGGGCGACGATATCGCCTGGTACTACAAATTCGAGACAGACACGCTCGGGTCGAAGCTCAACAATCATTTCGGCTGGGGCAACCAAGCCCTGATGATGTCGGCGGTTATCTCCAACCGGCGCGACCTATTCGAGCGTGCTCTGGCATCGCAGCGGCGCATCATGTACGGCACCGTCGCGGACTTCGTGAAGGATACGTCCGGGCCGGTTCCGATGCTGGGCTACAATCCCAACTCCGGGACGCATCCTTTGCCGCCGGGCATCCTGTCGGTTGACCTTGACCGCTACTCGTCTCCGACGGTTCACAACGGCATTTACTACAACTGGTGGCACAATAGCAGCCGGTGCATCACAGGCCTGTTCGCCCGCGCGAACGGCGTCAACCTGCTGACCGAAAGCACCTACGACGGCGACACGGCCGGCGCGACGTTCGACGACATCCTGACTGGTTACAAAGAGGTCTGCGACGACGCTGGCGCCGAGGTCATCGCGTTCCTGAACGCCTATGACGCCAACGTGATCGCGGCAGGCGACACGGTAACAACCTCGGATCTCAACGTCGCGGCGCACAAGGTGAAGCCGGACATGAGCGGCTTCCGCCTTCTGACGGCCATCGAGCCATTCGCTTCGGGCTCTTATGCGGCGACCATCGACGCGAACCTGACGGGCAAAACGGATCGCCTGATGGGCGGCAGCATCGACTACCTGCGCGCGAGGCTGGTGTGATGACCGTCTCTGCCGGGCAGCTCGACCAGCGTGTGGCAATCCAGACAGAGGCCCGCGTATCCGACGGCGTCGGCGGCTACGAGGTTACCTGGAGCACGACGGCGACTGTCTGGGCAATGGTGAAGCCGGTCCGGGGGCGCGAGCAGATGGAAGCGCAGCAGCTCCAGGCTTCGGCGATGTATCGGATCACGATCCGCAACCGGGCGGTGAGCGCGGCGCAGCGGATCGTCTGGCGCGGCCTGACGCTCAACATCCGAGAGGCGCCTGATCCGGGTGGCCGGGCGATGTACCGCGAGATTCTGGCGGAAGAGGGCGTCGCCGTCTGATGGCGCGCAGAGCAAGGGTGACGGGGGGCAGCAATGTCCGCCGCCTGTTGCGACGACTGGACGACAACGTTGTGGCGTCGGTCAAGCGCGAGGTCGCGGACTTCGGCGAGGCGACCCGGCAGGACGGCATCAAGTCGGTGGCGTCTGTCAGCAAGACGGTCGCCCGGAACATCGAGGTGCGTAAGTCGCGCGACGGGCTCACGGTCCGTGTCGGCATCATCACCAAGAAGGCGCGCAAGGCTGCCTACTTCTCTCGGTGGGTCGAGTTCGGCACCCGGCCGCACAAGATCGGCTCCGGCATGCACCCTGGCGTTCAGGCGAAGCCGTTCCTGATCCCCGCGTTCAAGGTCAACAAGGCCTTCTATCGGCCGCGCATCAACGCCGCGATCAACCGGGCGATCCGGACCGCGGCGCGTGGCGGCACGATCACGGATCCTGGCGGCGGGGGCTCGTCGAGCGATGAGTGATGCAGGACTGGCGGTGCAGCGCGCGCTGTATCAGGCGCTGACCGCCGCTCTGGCCCCCGTGGTCGTCCTCGACTACGTCCCGCCCGATCAGGCGACGCCGTACGTAACGATCGGCGACATCACGACGGTGGAAGACGGGACGAAGACCGAGGACGGTCAGGAGCACACGGCGAACGTCCACGTCTGGACTGAGGGCCACCGCGGGCGCAAGGCCGCGCGGGAGTTGATGTCTGCCATCTACGACACCCTGCACGACAACGAAGCGCTGGAGATCGACGACGGCGGAAGTCCGCCTGTCGCGACCTGGGCGCTGGTCATGTGCAAGCACGAGTACGCCGAGGTCATGCCGGATCCGGACGGCATCACCATGCACGGCGTCACGCGATTCCGGATCGTCACCCAAGGCTAGGAGTACAGGACTGTGGCAAAGGAACGCGGCACGAAGGTGCTTCTGAAGATCGGTGACGGTGCGTCGCCGGAGGTCTTCTCGACGCTGGCGGGCCAGCAGGACACCCGCATGGCCGGCGCGTCCAACCCGATCGACGTGGGCGCGAAGGAAGATGGCGACTGGGGCGCGACCCTGGGCGGCATCAAGAACATGACGGTGACTGCAACCGGCATCGCGAATTGGCCGGACACCACCGGCCTGGAAGCGATCCGCGTCGCGTGGCAGGCGGGAACCGACATCAACTGCCGGGTCGTTCTCAGCGCCGCGGGGCAGAATTACGTAGGCCCATTCCAGGTGACGCAGTTCGATGTCGGCGGCACGCACACCGGCGCCACCGAGTACAGCATCACCGTCGTGAACAACGGCGCGCCGACATACGCTGCGACGGAGCCCGCATGACGCCGAACAAGCACCGCGGCGACGTTCCGGTGACGCTCGTCGTCGCGGGTGTGCCGAAGCAGTTCATCCTGCGCCCGTCGTTCCAGGCGCTATCGGACTGCGAAGAAGAGACCGGCTTGGAACTGCCCGCGCTGTTCCAGGCCGTTCTGACGCTCCGGCTGGGCATCCGCAGGACGGCGGCGGTCCTCGCGGCCGGTCTCCGTGGCTCCGGCGAGCCGGCGACGATCGAGACCGTCGGGGACATGCTCGCCGCCACGGGCCTTTCCGAGGTCCAGGCCTCCGTCGCCAAGTTCCTGCTCTCCGGGCTTACGGCGGGCCAAAAACTGGGGGAAGCCGACGCGGCGAAACTAGGGGTGTGGGATACCCGTTTCGCCGCCTCCTCGGTGCAGCCTGCGGCATCCTGAGATGGTCCCCGTCTGACTTCTGGTCGTCCAGCCCGCACGAACTGTTTGCGGCGCTGGAGATTTGGCGCGAGTCTAAGGGCGACACGGAGCAGGCGAGCAAAAGCGAATGGTCAGAATGGGCGGAGCAGCTTGGGCGGTGATGCTCGTCACTGTGCAGGCGGTCGCGGCGGACCTGCCAAAGGCCGTGTCCGTCCACGATGGCGATACGTTCCGGGCTTCATTCCGCATCGAGAACGTCGATACCGCCGAGATCGACGGCAAGTGCGCCTATGAGCGGGACATGGCGCAGCGGGCCAAGCGGTTCGCATCGGAGTGGATCGCGCAGAACGCCGGACGGATCACCATCGTGACGAGCAAGGTCGACCGCTACGGCAGGCCGGTGGCGCTCGTCTCTGCTGGCGGTGAGGACTTGGGCGAGGCGCTGATTGCTGCGGGGCTCGCCCGGCGGTGGACGGGGCGCCGCGAGCCTTGGTGCTGATCAGCGGACCGGGACGATGCGGCCAGTGCTGTTGCCTTCGGTGTAAACCTTGAACTGCACGTTCGGGTAGATTTGGGTTTGGTCGTCTTGAGGTCCGCAGTGGGCCAGTATGTACGGCCCGGCGGTATCGACTTCTGTGAAGCCAAGATTCACCGCCGGGCAATGGTGACCCTTCATTCTCACCGCGGAGGTGAGGATATCGGCCTGCTGTTGATTGATGTCGCCGAAGTCCGGCTTTTCTTCGGGGGGGTCCGTGTAAACCAGCCATACCGCAAGCGCCGATATCGCGAGCAACCCAGCGAACTTCTGTGCCTGCAAGGCATCCTCCAAACAGAGGCCGAAATCTGATACAGTAAGCGGGTTGCGGGAGTGGTGAGACACCCCTGCAACCCTAACCACGACGACCCGTGAAGGGGGCCGTTTATGGCTGACGAGACCATAGCACCACTTCGGTGCTGCACGAAATGCGGCGCGCGCAAACCCGCTGACACCGATCACTTCCGACGAGAGCCCCGCACGAAGATTGGCTTTCAAGCCATCTGCCTGGAATGCGAGCGTGCGCGAAACCGGGCGCGACGCGCGGCTGACCCGGATGTCGACCGCCGCTACTACCTGTCTCTCTCTCCTGAGCGCAAGGATGTCTATAAGGCTGCCGCTAGGAATCGGCGGCGGGACGATCCAGGCCGGGTCAGAGAAGTGGCGGCGGCGTGGCGTGAGCGGAATCGCGAGAAGGCCCGCGAATATCAGCGGCGATGGGCCGGGAAGAATCGCGAACAGGAGCGCGAGAGATTAAGGCGATACTTCAAGGAAAATCGCGACAAGATCCGCAAACGTCTCAACGAACACAATCGAGAGAAGCGTAAGACGCCGCACGGCGGGCTGTCGGCAAGGGTCGGCAACCTGATGCGGCACAATCTCAGGGCAGTTAGCACCGGCCGTCCGACCAACGGTAAGCGCGGCAGGTCATGGCGCGAATTCGTAGACTACTCGGTTGAGGAATTGGCAGCGCACCTAGAACGCCAGTTCGCACGCGGGATGTCATGGCAGAATTTCGGCGAGTGGCACATCGACCATATCGTCCCCGTCGCATCGTTCAATTTCGAAAGTCCTCAATGTCCGGAGTTCCGGGCGTGCTGGAGCCTGACCAATCTGCGCCCAGTCTGGGCCGCTGAGAACTTCCGGAAGAACGCAAAGCGGATCTATCTGCTTTAGAGGGGCAATCAATGGCCGGTGAAGTCGATCAACTTCTGGTTCGGATCGACGCATCGACCGAAGCTTTGCGTCGTCAGCTGAAGCGTGCCGAACGGGACATTAGCGGGTTTGAGCGAAGCGCAGACCGAAATGTGGCGGCGGTTGAAGGCCGCTTCCAGCGGATGGGCGCGACCCTTTCCCGCAGCCTTGGTGGAATCGGTGTCGCCCTAGGCGGCGCGGCCATCGGACGTGAGATTCTGGGCACCATAACGCAGTTCGAGGCCCTTGATCAGCGGATCCGCACCCTCACGGGGACCACTGAGGCCTACGACGAGGCGCAGAACTACCTGCGCGAAACGTCAAACCGTCTCGCCACTGACCTCGCCGCGACCACCGATCAATACGGCCGTCTGCTCACGCTTCAGAATTCTGGACTGATCACAAACCAGCAGGCACGCGCCTTGTTGGAAGGCTTCGCCGACGCCGCCGCCGCGACGGGCGCGGAGACCGGACAGCTTAATCAAGTCATGTATGGTCTTTCGCAGGCGCTCTCCTCTGGCACGGTGCGGGCGGAAGAATTTAACCAGGTAACCGAGCCGATGCCGGGCCTCCTCCAAGCTATGGAGCGGGCCGCGGGGCTGTCGGCGGGTGGCCTGCGGAAATTGGTGAACGAGGGGGAAGTCACGTCCGAAATGTTCGGGCGCATCATGGTCGCCGCCCTCCAGGAGTTCGCGGGAGAAGCCGAGAAGCGCGCCGATACCATCGGCGGCAAGTGGCAAATTCTCAACAATCGGTGGACTGACCTGCAGCGCAGTCTCGCGCAGCCGGTCACTGATGTCCTCGCCCCGATCCTCGGCACGGCGACCGAGCTTCTGGCGAAGATGGACCCGCTGATCAAGAGCCTGATCGAGATCAACAGGGTCGCCGCGTCTGTTACGCAATTGCCTTTCAAGGCACTCGGTGAAATCGGCGAACGCACTGGTCTTCTTGCGGTCAACCCGGACGAGCGACGCGCCGACCTGACGCGCGAGCGGGCGAACCTTCTGGATACCATCCAGGCACGCGAGGCCGCAGGCGGGAAGTTCTCGGCCGACATAGTGGCTGACGCCCGTCGTCGGCTTAACGTCATCGACGCGGAACTGGAGGCACTCAAGGGCGCTGTCTACGGACCTGGGCAAGATATGGTTGGGCCAGCCCAGCCACCGGCACAGACGCTCAACCTCGGGACCATCACGATCCCAGGCGCGAAGCCCAAGCCCAATGGTCGCTCCGGAGGCACCCGCGGCAAGTCCGAAGCGGAGAAGGCGGCCGACGAGGCAAAACGCGCCGCGGAGCGCGAGGCCGAAGCGATCAGGAGCGTTACCGATGCGCTCGCGTTCGAACAGGAGCAAATCACCCGCACAGCGCGCGAGCAGGAAATCTATAACCAGCTGCGCGCGGCCGGCATCGACACAAACCACGAGGCAGCCGCCGGCATCATCGATCTTGCCGGCAAGGTCTACGATCTCGAAAAGGCGTCGCAGGACCTCAACGACCTGATCCAGGACGATCCAGACGGCATCTTCGGCATGGCCCCGAAGAAGGTCGATGAGGTGACGAGTTCGGTGGGGCAGCTTGGTCAGGCGATGCTTGGCGGGCTGCAGCACGCGCTCGTCTCCGTCGGTGGCAACTTCAAGAACCTGGAGCAGGTCGCGGTCGCGGCGATCTCGCACATCATCACGGAACTGATCCGCATGCAGCAGACGGCGGAGGCTGCCGGGAAGTCTGGGCCGCTGTCGAACCTGTTCGGAGGTGGCGGTGGTGGTGGCGGTGACATATTCGGCACGATCGTTTCCGGCATCTCCGGTTTCTTCGGCGGTGGCGGAGCGACGCTCGGGCCAACCGTAGCCGGCGCGTCAGCCGCGGGCATCCCCGGCGGCGGCTTCGCGAGTGGTGGGCGTCCGCCTGTCGGGATTGCGTCTCTGGTCGGCGAGCATGGGCCGGAAGTGTTCGTGCCCGACGTGGCCGGCACCGTCGTCCCGAACTTCGCGATCAAGCCGCAGGGCAGTGGGGGCGGCATGCAGCAGGTCCACCTCAGCGTAGCGCTCTCCGACGACCTTGATGCGCGCATGGACACCAGGGCGGAGAACGTCTCGATGCGAGTCGTCCGCCAGCAGTCCCCAAAGATCGTCAGCGAGTCCGTCGCCGCCACCCGCGCATCCGCCTCGGAGTACCCCATCCGATGACCGACGAAACCATCCGCGCGCTTCTGGCCCGCATCGAGACGCTGGAGAAGACGGTCGAGCATCTTCGGCAGGAGGTGCGGGCGGATCGTCCCCGCGTCATTCACGACGCCGTCTGCGCCTCGCGCACTGCCTGGCGTGAATACCCGATCCGATGAGCATCAACGTCTACGCCATGCCTCCGGTGCCTATCACGGGCTCGGAGTGGACGGAGATTGCGCCGGTCCAGAGCAGCCGGTCCTACTACGGCAAGGACTACACGTCCGCTTTCGGCCGCACGCGGCGCCATGTGTCGCTCCAGATCGCGGCGCTTGGGCGCGGCGGGAACATGGGCGCCGGCTACGTCGAGATGCTGAAGCGCTTCCTGGCGGGCATCCATGCGGTCCGGCTGAACAGCCTGCCCATCAACTGGCACCTCGATGCAATCCGGGACCGGGCGCGGCTGGAAAGCCTGCCGCTGGTGTGGACATCAGGCGGCGAGGAGCTGACTTGGACCATGCCGCCGGAAGCGCTGATCTGGTACAGCGGCGTCCCGCTTACGGGGGTCATCGGCACGTCGGGCGGGTGGAACATCGTCACCGTGTCGGGGCTGCCGCCCAACTCTCTGGTGGCCCGTCCGGGCGACTTCGTCAAGGTGCAGGAGGATGCGGCCGACACGACGGGCTCGACGGCTCAGGTCGTGGCGCCCGCCTATTCGAATGCGTCCGGCGTCGCGGTTATTCGCCTGTTCTCGGCGCTGGCGTACGGCGGGATTATCACCCTCAACGCGAGCGACACCGGGGTGTTCAAGCCGGTGGGGGACTATCCCCGGAGCATGCAGCCGGTGGGTGCCAACTGGTACTACGACTGGTCGTTCCGTGAGGTCTTCGCGGATGATGTCGGCGGCTTCGTGGAGGTCGACCCTTGGTCCTGACCCGAAGCGTAGACACGGATCTGCTAGAGGCCCTTTCCGGGGCCTTTTTTTATCCGGTCATCCTCGTCTACCTGGACTGGCCGGAGAACGAGATCCGGCTGCACTCCGGCGTCGGTACGATCGAGTGGGGCGGCGAGGACTGGCTGGGCGTCGGCGCGTTCGGTGAGGTGCGCTTGCCGGAGGAGGCGATTGGCCTTGGTTCGCAGCCCGCGACGCTGAGCCTTGTCGGCCTGCCGGACGATCTCGACGAGCAGTTGGAAGCGCCGATCCGCAATCGGGCGGGCACGATCTACTTCGGCGCCACGACGGAGCGCGCCGGCAACGTGCTCATCGGGGAGCCGTTCTCGATCTACGACGGCTACATGGATGCCCTCACGGACAAGGTCGAGGGCTCTGACGGTAAGCTGGCCCGCCGCATCATTCTCAGCCTCGCCAGCGGCCCGTCGCAGCGATCCTATGCCGAGGTATACCACACCTACGAGGATCAGGCGCGGGCGTATCCGGGGCCGCAGCCGGTGGAGGATGTCGCCTTCGGTGACAGCCCCGATCCTACCGTCATCGACCTCGCGAACGGCGACTGGGACATCCTCGTGGAGAGCGAGGGCGGGTCCGAATGGCTGGACGTGACAACCACGGGCGGCGCCGGCTGGACCATCCCTGACGATGGCGGCGACCCGTACGTTCGGATCCGGGTCTACGCAGACGGGCTGCTGACGACAGGGCAGAAGGCGATCCTGCTGGCCGGCGACACCATCGCCGATACCGCGGGGCGCCTGACCATCAATGCCGAGGCCGAGGGGCAAAAGCTGCGATGGCCGGAATAGTCCTCGCCCGCGCGATCGATGTCATGGATCGCCCGTGGGAGTGGGGCAAGGCCGACTGCTGCACGGCGGCCTGCGACGTGTTCCGCGCCCTGCACGGCATCGACCCGATGGCATCCCTCCGTGGCCGTTACATGACGCGCAGAGAGGCGCACCGGATCATCCGGGACATGGGGGGCTTCGTGGCTATGGCGGAGACCCTGGCGGCATCTGCTGGGCTCTCTGCGGGGCATGGGGAGCCGGGGGAGATCGGCGTGGCGGAGCACGACGGCGGGCTTGCGCTGGTGATCGCCGTCGGCCCCGGCGCGTGGGCGGGCAAGACGCTTACCGGCATGACGACGGTTCCCGAGGCGTTGGAGTTCTGGCGTGCTCCGTAGGCTTCTCGCGACCACTGCCCTGACGGCATGCCTGTGGGCGACGCCGGCCGCGGCGGACCCGATCACGATCACGGCCCTGGCGATCAACGCAACTGCGTTCGCGACACTGAGCGCCAATGCGGTTCTGGCCGTCGGCATCGCGGTATCCATCGCGTCTGCCGTAGCCTCGTCGGTCCTGAACAAGCCGGACAAGCCGAAGGTACCGAATCTAAAGCGCGACCTCGCCATCCCGAGTAGCCGACCGCCGTACCGCTACGTCTACGGGCACACGCGCACCTACGGCTCCCCGGCTCCGTGGCGGGTGAAGGGCCGCAACCTCTACGGCTGCCTGATCCTCAACAGCCGGCCGAGCGATGGCGGCAACCTGAAACTGTTCCTCGACAAGCGCGAGGCGACCCTTACCGGGGACATCTTCGACTTCACCGGACCGGGCGCGCTGGCTACGGCGGTCGATCCCGACCAGACTTGGGACAATAATCACGCATTCTTCTGGCTTGGGCTCGGCGACCAGACCGGACCGCCCGACGAGTTCCTGGCCGACATGCCGGACGACTTCAAGGCAACCGATCGGTGGGAAGGCCGGACGGTCCTTTGGTGCCGCTTCAACATTGGGGACAAAGAGGACCGGCAGGAACGTTGGCCGAACGTCCCGCCGAACGTCGAGATCGAAATGGACTGGTCCTTCGTCTGGGACCCGCGCGACGAAGCGCAAGATGCCGACGACGAGTCCACATGGACCTACAGCGCGACCCAGGCGCTATGCGCGCTCGACGCTCTCCGCCGTAATCCGATCCGCCGCTACGCCCTATCGCAGTTGCACGTCTCCAGCTTTGAGGAGGGGGCGGACGTAGCAGACGAGGCTATGGCGCGGAAGTACGCGGAGACGACCGAGCCGCGGTACGAGGCCAATGGGGTGCTGGTCTGGAACGGTAACGAACTGCTGGACCAGATCACGCCGATTGCCGAGGCCGGGGCCGGGCAGTTGGTCCGCATCGGGAGTGCCATCGGCTACGCGGCCGGCGCTTGGCGCGAGCCGATTTACACGATGGACGACCTGCTGGAGGAGGGGGGCGTCGAGCTTACCCGCCTACGTCCGGGGCGTGAACTGCCGCGGGCAATCCGTGTCCAGTACATCGCGCCGGATCGTGATTGGCAGGAGGCCGAACTGCCGCTGCGAACGGTCGATGGCGCGGAGACGCTGGTCGGCGACGACGGCATCCGGGAGATCAAGCTGAACTTCTGCACGTCGCCGACGCAGGCGCAGCGTGTCCAGAAGATCGAGGCTCTGCGGGCGGCATCACAACGGCGGCTGAAATGCACGTTGCCGCCGAGCGCGATCAAGCTGGTGGCAGGCGCAAACGAGACGGGTGACTTCGCCGCCGGATTCGAACGCCTCAACCATGTCTGGCAGGTCGAGGCGATCAACCCCGGTCTCTGGACATCGGACAGTTTCCCGGACGGTGGCGTCGCCATGCGTTGCCCGGTCTCCCTCCGCGAGGAGAAGGAGTCGCATTACGCCTGGGACGCGGAAGCCGACGAGATCGAGATTATAACCGAGGAGTTCGACGCGACGCAGGCGGGGCTTGCCGCGCCGGGCGCGATCAGCGTCACGACGGGCTCTGCCGCCGCGCTCAACGGCGAGCCGCGTATCAAGCTGGCGTTCGACCCGGCCGACGGCGACGTGGACGACTATGAGTGGCAGTACGCGGTCGATGACGAGCCCTGGATACCGGGCGGTACGCTGACCGGCGATGAGTTGGACGGGGACAGCAAGGTCTATGCGTTCATCTCGCCGGTACAAGTCGGGGCGTCCTACGACATCCGCGTGCGCTCCCGCAGCGGCATCGCCGGGTACCGGACATCGGATTGGGTGACGGCGAGCGACATCATCGCGACGGCGCCGGATGTGGACCTTGACCCGCCATACAACGGCAGCGCGGTCGCCGGCCCATCGGAAATCACGGTCACGTTCACGTCCCCGAACAGCCAATACTTCGAAGGCGTCGAGTTCTGGGGCAGCGACACGAACGACGAACTCGACGCCACGCTCCTAGAAACGATCTACGGCTCGCAAAACCTAGTCTTTGAGTACACGGAAACCGGTCTCGGCACTCCGGTGACCCGCTATTACTTCGTCCGCTCCAAGGGACGTTTCAACGCCACCTCTGATTTCGCTGCCGTCGTCAGCGCCACCACCTCCTAAAGGGGCAAAGCTTCATGGTTGCACCGACCTTCACGCTGCCGGTAACGGCGGCGGGCTCCGGCTATGTGACGACGCGGGAGGATCTGGAAAGCGGCGTCCAGACGGTCGTCAACGCGCTCAACGACAAGATCGAGCCTCTCGAAAACCTCGCCGAGGGCGGCAACGTCACGACTGCGACTTGGACGGAACTCGCGGCAATCACGGGCGTCCGCGCCAACCAGCGTGCCGACGTGCTCACTGATGCGGGGACGCACACGGACCCGGTCGTCGGCGGCGTGGTGGACAACGAGGGCATTTACGCCTGGAGCCTGTCGCCGGCCGGGTGGGAGCGGATCGGCGAACTGTCGGACGAGGCAGCCGCGGCGGAGGTGATTGCGGCGCGGGATGGGGAGGCGTCGCTTTCGGCAAAACTGGCGGCGGATGCGGCGGTCGCGGCTGCGGCAACGGCTGCCGTAAACGACCGGCTGTCTGTCCTCGTTTATCCGCAGATCATCGGCTACGAGGGCGCCCTTGCGGCGAGCGACGGCGGGCTTAGCGCGTCCACTGTCATCTACGCCGAGGTGACCTCCGACGAAGGCGTCATTACCTCGATCGACTATTTCGGCACGGCCGTGGGCACTCTGAAGATCCGCCGCGGCCGGATCGTTGCGGGGGCGTGGACGAGCCTCGATTCCTTCACCTTCACGACGGCAACCGGCGAGCAGACTGAGACCGTCGGGGACTTCTACTTCGATGCCGGCGACGTGCTAGCGATCTATGGCGACGGGCTGATCGAGCGCGATCTTGGGGTAACCGGATCGGCCGGCTACTACGTCATCAGCGGTGACGCGGCCAGCGGATCCGTGGGCACGCTCTTCACGAATGCCCACATCGCACTGCGTTTCAACCTGACCGTCGGGCCTATCTCCACGAACAAGCTGCGCGACCTCGCCGTGGTCGCGGACGATCTTCCTTCGATTGCGCGCCGCGATCTGGCCGTCAAGAGCGTGAGCAGCCAGACGGTTTACGGGCTCGACATCGGCGGCTCACCGACGGACCTGGGGGAAAATCTCGGCACGGGCTCAACTGTGTGGGATCTCCGCCCGCTCGATGCCGGCGAGGTGACGCAGATCGAGGTCTACAATCGGGGGGCAAGTCCGGTCGTCGGTGCGGTCGTGCTCGGCACGTTCTCCGATGCCCGCACGATCAGCATCTACGAGACCATTGGCTACACCTTCGCCGTCGGCCTCAATACCCTCATTCCCGGCGCGACGGGCGTACCGGACAAGCTCTATACGAAGGAGGGGACCTATATCGGGCTGAAGGCCGATAGCGCGGGGCTGGCATACGACCTGACCGGCGACCTTCGCAGCGGCCAGTTCTACGGCACCACGACGGGCACGACCGGCGATCTGGTGATGACCGGTCAGACCAGCGACCTGTTGCTGGCCATGGATATCGGCATCAGCCGTGTTCGCAAGCGCGGGTCGCCAATCGAAAAGGTCAAGCCGCTCTACTTCTGCGAGCAGGATTTCGCTGAGGCTGGTATCTCGCCGTTTCTGGTCACGACCGGCACGTGGACTTTCGGCGGTGATGGTTGGGCAGTGTCCGGCGGCACGGCCGGCATAGCGACACGTCTGTCGCATCGGCGGGCCATCGCCGTTCAGCATGGATTTTGCCGGGCGGATTTCCAGTTCACCGAGGCCGACCAAGTCGCGCTGTTCGGGCTCGAAACATCGCTCGCTGACATTCGCACCCTTTGCGGCATAGACATCGCGGGCAACAACTTCATCGCGTATGCGCAGGCGGCATCGGCTGGCGCACTGTCGGCGGTGGCAACGCAGGCGCTTGCCTTCACGTTGGTTCAGGACAGGACCTATCGGATTCAACTGGACAGCCAGGGCCGCAACCTGACTTTCACCCTGACGGATCTCACGACCGGGCAAGCGCACACCTATTCTCAGGCGGATGGCGATGTGGCGAATCCGTCCTATCCCATCGGTCGCGGCGCCGGGCGCGTCACGATGGCGAGGCTCGGCACGGCGGGGCTCAAATTCGGGAACGTCCGGCACGGCACGCTGCAGCGCAATCCGAAGGTCGTCATCTACGGGGACAGCATCACGACCGGCTACGGCGCACCGTGGGAAGATAGCTGGCCGGGGCTGCTGACCGAAGCCCTCAGCGGCGCGGTGGCGATCAACGCGGTGGGTGGCTTTACGTCGACCAAAGGCCTCCAGCTGCTGGAGATGTCGCTCCACTATTACGACAATGCCCAGTACCTCATCACCGCGCTCGGTACGAACGACACGGCCGCGACGGCCACGCTCGCGACGAACCTAGCGTTGTTCCACACCATCGCCACGCGCCGCGGGCTCATCCCGATCATTGCCTGCCCCCCGCTGCGGGGTGACAGCAATACGGTGGTGCAGGATACGATCGTCCCGGCGCTGCTGGCGACCGGCTACCGTACGATCAGGTTCGACCTCGCGACGAGCGTGGGGGCGGACGGCACGACGTGGGACAGCAGCAAGTTCCTGGGGTCATCGGTCAGCCCGACCGACAACGTGCATCCGAACGCGACCGGCCACCTCGCGATGTACAACCGGATCCGCATGGATGTGCCGGAGATTTTCGAGTGAGCCGGCGGCTTACCGGATTGCTTGATAGGCGTCGTAGTGCTCGGCCTCTTCGGCAGTCATCTCGCGATACTCGACCTCGCCGTCCGGGCGGCGGCGACGGAGCAAGTTCTTGTCGAGAGAGGTCAGGTCCCATCGCTGGGCTCCGGGCAGCTTGGCGAGCATACGCTTCCACCATCGAAACATCGTCATCTCCGGGCGGTTCGGCCCGCACGGTAGCGCGAGGCTGCGGACTTCGCCAGTAGTCGAGAGGCGCCTGACCGGCGGGTGTTTGCCGCACCCACCGGCCAGGACTTCCACCGCCCCTATACAGGAGGGACGAATGGCACGCACACCCCCAGACACGAGGGCTACGCGGAATCACGCACGGCATGCGGTGTTCTGCAAGTGACCCGCGACACACGGAGTCTTCCGCATGGACGATTCACCAGAGACGCCCCGGAGTAATGAGGTGGTGCACATGCCGGGAGGCTGGCGCTTCGACAAGACGTTCAACCTCGGGCACGTCCTGACCGTCGCCGCAATCCTGGGGCCGCTCTTCATCTGGGGGTCGACCGTGGAAAGCCGCCTGTCCGTAGTGGAGCGGATGCAGGTCGAGCAGGGCAACCGCGCCGACCGGAATATGGTCGAATTGAAGGACCGCATGGACCGGGACCGCATGGCGGTGGACGCCGCGTTCCGGGACGTAAAGGACTGGCTGAAGGCTATCCGGGATGAGGTGGCGCGGAAGCAGGAGCGGGGGGCTCCGTGACCGTCGTCGCCTGCATCGGGTGCGGTGAGCCGTACCGCGTGGGAGACGGCGGGGACTGCGTGCATTGCGCTTCGTGCGCGGCAGTGGTGGCGCGGGAGGTGCGGACCCGCCAGCTAAACGAACGGCCCCCATCCTTTAGCAGTGTGGACGCCGGGCTAAAGGCATCCCGGTTTTGACATATGGCCGCCGTCATGTTCGAAAACGGCCGGTTTTCTGACATGACGGACCATTATCGACGGGCGTCGACTATGATGTGAGAGCGTCCCGTCACATCACGTCACACCATATTGGGCTGGCGCACAAAATGGTCGGCACCCTGAAAAGCAGAGACCCCGCCGAAGCGGTCCAGGATGTCTCACACTGCGGGCCGGGTCGTTACTTCCGGCGGCGGCTTTATTCACGGTCTCTGCCACTCGCCCGTTTCGGCTGGCTAAACCAGCGTACGCGGGGTCAATGTGACGCCGAGCTGGGCTCCAAGCTCGCTTACCCATGTCAGGGCCGATCCTTCGACCCCACCGCAGCACGTCCCTTATAGCAGAAGCCCCGGCCGCCGTGAAGGCAGTCGGGGCTCTGTGCAACCCGCCTAATCGGTCGATCTTGGCTATCCCGTCGGAAGCGCCCTGGGGCTCTTGTCGCCAAGCAAGGGTTGCTGCTGCACCCGGCCCGCTCCGCCGAAGTGCCGGAGCCGACGAACAGCCGCCTGTCAAGCCCCCACACTATCGCCCAACAACCCCCGAGGCGCAAGCATGCAGATCACCCGCAGCGACCTCCTGCGCCTATGCCCGAACGCCTCCGCCGGCATCCTCGACGGCATCATGCAGTACGGCCCCGGCATGCTCCCGCTCACCCCGGTAGCTTCCAGGCGGGCACGGTGACGGCCGTCACGGGATCAACGCCAACCTTCACCCGGCGGGAGATTGTCGTGGCCGCCACCCCGAAATGCCGGCCCGCTGCGGCAAGGGAGCCAAATGCTCTATTGCCGACGGTGATGGGGGTGATGTTCCTCCGGTTTTCACTGGCATGTACTTCTGGCGTCACCCACCGGCAGTTCTCGGGCGAATAGTCTTTGGCGGGGTCCAGACGGTCGATCTGATGGCGGTGGGTCGGCTTATGGCCCATGTCGGCCAAGAATTGCGAAAAGGACTTACGCCACGCTTCGCAGACGCGAATGCCTCGGCCTCCCCAGTTTGGGTAGTCCTTGCATCGCTCCGCGTAGCAACGGCGCTTAATCGCCAGCCAAGTTTTATATTCTGCCGAGGCCGCTCCACGCCGCTTCTGGCCATGCGTAACTTGGCTCGCCGCACGCTGGGCGATGAACTCAGGATTGGCGCCGAGCGACTTGGCCCATTCAGCGGAAAGGCATCCGCAGGAACGGGTTATGCCAGACCGGAGATTTTTACCAGACACGATGGCGGTATTTCCGCAGTCACAACGGCATGACCAATAGGCTCGCGTGTCGACACCGCGAGGCGCGCGTGCAATGACAGTGAGCCGGGAAAAACGGATGCCAGTCATATCAAGAATCTTGCCCATGACAACCTCTGGCGATACTGCTGAAACCTCGCAAATAATAGCCGTTTGGAGGGAAGATGTCATCTGACAACTTTGCCCGCGCCTTTTCTTTAGTGCTCGTGCACGAGGGCGGCTATGTCGATCACCCATCGGACCCGGGCGGCGCGACGAATTTGGGGGTCACCATCGGCACGCTATCCGATTGGTTGGACCGTCCAGCAAGCAAGGCCGATGTCCGGGCCCTTACCCGGGCGACCGTCGCGCCGATCTACCGGGCCCGCTACTGGGACGCGGTGCAGGGCGATGAACTTCCCCCTGGCATCGACTTCGCGATCTTCGACTACGCCGTGAACAGCGGTCCCGCCCGCGCGATCATGGGGGCCCAACGCTATCTCGGCGTGGCCGATGACGGGAAGCTGGGGCCCATCACTCTTCGGGCCCTACGGAACGCCGACCCGGGCGACGTGATCCGCGGTGTCTGTGCCGAGCGCATGGCCTTCCTGCGGCGCCTCTCGACGTGGCCGGTGTTCGGTGACGGCTGGACCAATCGCGTGGACGGCGTGCGCCAGCAGGCCCTCGCGATGACCGCCGATGTCATCCCGGGCCCGGGCCCCTACCGACAGCCGGACGACCCGGGGCCCGACATCCCCGACGACCCCGAGCCCATGCCGTTCGCGGCACCCGAACCTACCCCGCAGCCCGCCACTAAACCGGCGGGGT